CATAACATGCGCAATGTTCATGCCAAACCAGATAGAGCAGGATTTGTAAACGGTGATAGACAAAATCAATATATATTAGATTATACGAATGCAACTCCAGAGCAGAACATGCGTAATGTCCATGCTAAAACAGATAGAGCAGGGTTTGTAAATGGTGATACGCAAAATGGGTATACTATAAATTATGAATTATTTACTCCAGATCCTACAATGCGTAATATTCACGATAAGACTGATAGAGCAGGATTTTTAAATGGAGATATTCAACAAAATTATGCATTAGATTATGTAAATGCAACACCCGATCAAACAATGCGTGAAATGCATTCTAAATTAGATAGAGCAAAAGCTGGTGCAAATGGTGTATACTATGCAACTAGAACAAGAGACGATGCTAAAAATTCATATGTTAATCAAGTAAGAGAAAATATATCAAAAGGTAGAGCTCCGACTACATCTAACTATAGTAAAGGTCCATCTATGGATTATACAACGGTAAGCTTATGTGAACCAATACAAATAAAACGTGATTTATTATCATCAACTATACAAATTAATGATAAATTACCATTTATTGTTTCAAATGTACCGGATGGTAGAACAGTACGAAATACTAGAATGAATGAATTTACTAAATATAATCTCGATGAAAATCCATTTATAAATAATTTAGTTCACAAATCAATTCAAATTTAATAAAATTTTTAATCTTTCATAAGTTGATTGTTCATTATTTATATTAAAGTCATTTAATAGTTTTATTTCAATTTCTGTTAATCCTTTAAAATTTTCTTTTAATAATTCATCAGTATTATTACTAAAAGTATATCTATAATTCATGTTATTTTTTTCAAGGATTTTATAAAATTCTTTTTTTAAATTTATACCATGAATATTTAAATCTGAATTCATTGAATTTTCTAAAAAATTATCATTATTTTGTTCTTTATATTGACGTAAATATTTTTTAGCTTCCTCTAATTTATATCTTAATGATAATTTATCAGTACTCGTAGTTTTCCATTTAATATTACCTAATTCTATTTGAAATCTTTCTCCGTGTACTCCATCATCTTTCATATACCATATAAATGATGGAATTTTATTTACATTTATATTTTTTAATTTGATAGTTCTTTGTTTTTTATTTAGATTTTTTTTTATATTTTTATTTGGTTCATCTTGTATCAAATTCTCTATTCTATAATCTAAAGGAATTTTATTTAAATGTAAAATTGGATATTTAAAAGCTTTATTTTTTATAGTATATATAACCTCATTAAGATATACATTTTTCTCTTTTAATTTTGTATATATCATACCAGATGAATTTATAGACCAATTTTTATCATATTTTATTATAATATCACTAATATCTTTATTCATTACTATTGGAACCTTTATTTTTTTATAGGGAAATCCTATAATACTATAATTTTTATTATTATAAATAATATCAGTTTTAGTATCTAATAATACCATATATTATTATATTATATAAAAAATAAAAAAAATTGAAATCTGAAGTCTCTGAAAGTTTCAATAACTTCTGATATATATCACTTTATACAATGTCGACTTCTACGGCTACACGTTCTACCTTTTCTCAGCTCGCTGAGAACGCTACGACCCTGGGTCTTAGCAAGACACCTCTGCGCTACGCGCGGTTTGGTGGTCTGGTTACCATGCTTGGTGCTGAGATTCACTGGCTTGGTGTTTCTGTCGAGGACGCTGCGCAGGCAGAGAAGAACAAGCAAGTGCTTGCAGGACTGACCACGCTGGGTTTTCCCAAGTTCCTCGAGAACACGCTTGTGCCTCTGATGAACTTTGACGATGCCGACTTCGCCAAGTTCACACTGCTCAAGACAGTGAAGTCTTGGCTCGGTGACGAGGATGACCAGACTGCCCAGACTGAGACTGAGGAGGAGACTCCTTATCGTCCCCGTCGCGGTGTTCGTGGTATTCCACTGGGAACCATCTACTTTAGCGAGAAGCTCCGCGCTCTGCGGTTCACGCTGGATGAGATGCGTCATCGTGTGTGGCGTACCTACGATGCCACGGAGACCAAGACTGTCGATCGCACTGTCAAGGGCAAGCAGGTGAAGCAGACCTTCAAGGTTTGTGATCCTCAGCGCGCAACCTATCGTGTCGGTGATCATGTTCGCACGAGCCTCGAGTACACTGAGTTCTGTACGCTTCTTCTTGATGCATACACTTACCTCGAGACGTTCGATGAGGATCTGACACAGTTCTCTTCTATCTTCCGCACTGCTTCCAGTGTTGCGTACCAGATTCGCACTGAGGCAAAGCAGAAGGCTTTTGCGGAGAAGAAGAAGACCCTCAACGAGGTCAAGCCTGCTGTCAAGCCCACCCCCAAGGCTCCAGTGAAGACTGCTCCCCCGCCTGCCGAGAATGCTTGGGCTCTTCGCAAGAAGCAAGCACAACAGACAGAGCCGGCTCAGACAGAGGATGCTGAGGTTGCAGAGGATGCTGAGGTTGCAGAGGATGCTGAGGTTGCAGAGGTTGCAGAGGTTGCAGAGGATGCTGAGGGCGATGAGGATGCTGAGGGCGATGAGTGGAAGACCGTTCCTCTGAACAAGAAGGGACAGCGAGTTGAGGCACCCCCTCGCCAGCGCGGTCGTGGTCGTCGCTTTAAGCAAAACTGAGCTTAGGCTTGGCTTTGATTGTTTGTTTATATTCCATCAACATACAATCTAATAAAAATTTATTTGTTTATTAATAAAAATAAATATAACATAATATTATTATATTACATATATGCCAGGAGGTTTATTAAGTATATTATCATATGGCTCTACAGATTTATTTTTAACTGGAGCCCCTCAAATTAGTTTTTTTAAAATAGTTTATAGAAGACACACAAATTTTTCAATAGAATCTATTGAGATTGGTTTAAATACAAATATAAATTTTGAAGACGAATATCAGATTATATTTGATAGGATTGGTGATTTGGTAGGAAAATGTTATTTAAAAATAAAATTACCAGAAGTGTATTTTAATCGAGATGAATTTTCTTTACCATATACACCATATAATGATACACCTGCTGAAGATTTAAATAATTATAATACAGTAAAAACATATATGGATTATAATATGAAGGCGTATAGAGTTGCAACTGATGATGTAAATGTTAAAAATATGACTATACAAAAATTTTTAAAAGATATCGGTGATCAATTTGCAGGAAATGGAACAGCATATACAGAATATAACGATTTAAGAAAAAATCAAAATAAAAATGAAAGAATATATTCAATTATGTATAATGCATCAATATATGATATTTATTTAAAATATAATTCTCAAATATCAAATTTAACGAATTCAGATATTAAATATATATACAACTTAATTGAATTAGCAGTAATAAATTCTGTAAAAACTATAAAATATTTCTGGGAAATTTATGAATATAAATATAATATTTATACAATACGAGCATCTAATAATTTAAAATTTGCATGGAATAAAAATATAGGTCATAACTTAATTGATTATATTAATGTAACATTGGGGGGAGAAGAGATTGATAAACATAATGGAAATTTATTTGAATTAAATTATCAATTGACACATCGTTCCAATCTTGATATGGTATATAATAAACTTATAGGAAATTTACCAGAATTAACTACATATGATGAAACAATAAAACCATCATATATATTAAATATACCATTAAACTTTTGGTTTAATAAAAATATGGGTTCAGCATTCCCACTAATTGCATCACAGTATTCTGATTTAGCTATGAAATTAAAATTAAGAAATATTAATCAATGTGGATTAATTGAGAGTGTATCTGGTGAAACATATAGTTTAGAAGATTTATGGAATGATAAAAATTATAAATTAGAAGTAAGTTTATTGGTAGATTATATTTTTTTAGATGGACAAGAAAGAAAAAAATTTGCCCAATCTTCTCATGAATATTTAATAGAAAATTATCAAACAATCACTTATAATTTAAGTAATTTACAAAGTCAAATTAATCAAGATAATTTAAAAACTGATTTGATAATATCAAATATGATTTCGATGAGTGTAGATTTAGATTTAAAACATCCATGTAAACAAATAATTTGGAGTTTTCAAAAAGAAAAATATTTAGATGACAAAAATGGATTATTAAAATGTATTTATAATAATTATTCTATAAATATTAATGAAAATAAAAATCCTTTACAAAATGCAAATATCACATTAAATGGATATGATAGAATGAATAAAAAATTAGGTACAGGAGAATATTATAATTTAATACAACCTTACCAACATAATACGAATATTCCTAATACAGGAATCTATGCATATTCATTTGGTATTTTTCCAGAAGAAATACAACCGTCCGGTGCATGTAATTTTAGTAGATTTGGTGGACAATCACTAAATTTTGTCTTAGATGAAAATATGTTTTATTATTCAAATTCAGATATAGATCCAAATATTATACCTCCACAAAAAATAGAAATTGAATATGATGAATTAGAAGAAGTAGATTTAGACCAAAATATTATAGAATCAGAATCTTATAAGAAATATTTATATACGGATATTGTATTTAATTTATTTGCAAAAGGTTATAATGTTATTAGAATTAATGGAGGATTTTCTGGATTAGCTTTTAGCTTTAATTAAATTTATTTATTAGAAAATTATTTAATAAATAAATTATATATTAAATTAATATATACAATAAATGACCGGGGGTTTATTACAATTAGTTGCTGTTGGCATAGACAGTATATTTTTAACTTCAAATCCATCAATAACTTTATTTAAAACAGTTTATCGTAGATATACAAATTTTAGTTTAACAACAAGGACTAAACAAATAAAAAATCTTACAGATTTTGATAAAGAAGGATACTATATATTGGAAAAAGAAGCAGATTGTATACATAAAGTTTTGCTTAATTTTAACATTTCAAATTTAAAATTATCATACGGTACACCAACTAGAGAATATATCAATGAAATTTGTGCAAAATATGGATTTACTATAAATTATCAAACAAATGGAAATAATAATACTATTATTACTCCGGAAGAGTATAATTATATTATCAATGAAATAAATTTATTTATAAAGGATGAAGTTGATAAAAATAATAAGATTATTGATTTAATTAAACTTAACAATGAATATAACGATGATTCAAATATTAATACGCAAAAAACAAATATTATTAATATATTTAAATTAAAATTAGAGGCATTATATGATTCGTATTATAATGAGGTTTTTGATTCAAGTGGTAATATTAAACCAAATATGCATTCTTCAACTATAAATGGGGAGAATATTCCAATATGTCCATTTAATATATTTGTAAAATTATTAACACTTAAAATGATATTCGCACAAATATCAATAATATCAAATTCATCAAATTCATCAAACTTAAATACAGATATTGATCAGGATTATTATTATTTAGATCATGATTTTTATACTAATCCAGAATATACATTAGGATTAATATATGGTTATCAACACGGTGATAAAGTTAATAATGTTTATACATATGCAATAAATAGATCTTCAGAACAAAATTATACTAATAATGAAAATAATAATATTATTACTCAATTTGCAATAAATGATTTAGATAAGTATGTAAGAGAATGTCTTTTGATGGAAAATAATAAAAATATATTTTTATTTAACTCTGATGACAATAATATTAATAATATCAAAATGTATCATAATAAATTTATTGATACATTAAAAAATATATTAACAAATAATTTATTTTATATAATTTTAGGATATAACCCTAATAATATTACAACTCTTGAATTTGATAGACTTTATTATTTATTAAGTTTAATAAAATATTTAAATACAAATATAGATAATTTAAATTATAATTTACAAAATCAAATTTATTTAAAAATACAATATAAAAATTTAATTGATTTAATTTATTATGAATTAGTTAAAATATATAATACAATATACGATTTATACTATAATAATGATATTTTTAAACCTACTATTGATATTACACCTAATATTGTAATTAAAACTGGATTAATAATAAATGATTATTATAATCTTGCAAACTATATAATCACAATGATTTTAGATTCGAATCAAAATAATACGGTATATAATAATTTATATTATCATGAAGAATCTAAATTTTTTAATATGTTTACAAAAAATAATATTTACGATATTAGTAATATTCAATATAAATTTGATTTAGAAGAAATTTTAAGAACACATATGATTGATTTGATTAATACACAAAAAAACGATGATAAAATTTATGATATTAATAAAATAAATGATATATTATATAATGAATATTTAAAAGAATTAACTTATAATTTAATAGGAACACAAATGTATTATTCTAATGCATCTGGTACTCAAACATTAAATAATAATTATTTTTTATATAGAAATCAAATTGGTAATCCAAATACACAAAATTCAGATGGAACATACTTCATATATTTACAAAAATTATATCAATGTATGTTATTATTACATATATTAGAATCTAATATACCAAATAATTTTAATTATGTTGATATTTCTGGAAATTATATGGGAAATCTAAGTGATATATCTAAATATTATGGATATAAATTAATAGATTATTTTAACAACATAATAGAAAGTCAAAATAATCCATATATATCAATATTAAATTTTAATAATAATCCATCTAGTTCAGTTGAATATACTGATATTGATACTTATAAAATATTAAATAAATTTTTAACAAGTTCAAATATTATATACGATTCTAGTACTTTTTCAAAAAATTTTATAACTAATTTAACTCAAACATTAAGACAAAATCAATATGCAAATATTGATATTTTTTATACAACAATATTAAATTCTATTTTATGTCCATCTCATCATAACATTTCAATAAAAAATATACAAAATAATATAAATTATAATGAAATACTAAATACTATTTATGATATGCAAAATGATTATTATAAATTTATATTTTATAAAACATATACAAATAATCTATCTGATACAAATAGATTTTCATCTATAATAAATTCTAAAATATCAGGATTAAATGATAATATGATATATTTATTTGATAAATATATAAAAAATGATAATGTTTATGAAATATATTTTGCGAATGAAATAGTAAATAATATAACAAATTTTAATAATAATATACAAGGAATATATGAATCTGATTTTTTAATTGATTATTTTAATGATATTAATTTATGGAAAGATTTATTATTGAGTTCAGATAAAACTAAAAATATATTAGAAAATTTAAGTTTTGATGAATCTGGAAATATAGTTTCATTTGGATATTATTTTGATAGTAGCAACAATACTATATATTCAAGAAGTACTTCACCTTCTGGTAACGGATATATTAATCCCGATTATAGTATTTATAACAAATTTATAAATCCTCTAAATACTCTTATTAAAGAAAATATTATATGTTTAAATTATACTCCACTTTACTTAATTAGAGATGTTTTTACAAATATATATAATTACATAACAAATTATAATTATGTAGATACAAATACAAATTATTCATTATCTCAACAACAGTTATTATATTTATTTGATTTTAGAGATTTTGATCAATATAATCCAACTTCAGTGTCGTCTGCAAATTTTAATCAAATAAAAAATAATATTGATTTTAAAAATGATTTATATCGAACATTTATTTTAAATGTATTATTAAAGGTTAATAATCAATCAACTATAGATAATACTATAGATTTTCAAAACCAAATATTTGAACAAAATTTATTTAAAATAGCTGATTATGAATATTTAACATCTTATGTAAATAATTATTTAAATTCAAATAGAATTGCATTATTTGGATTATCACGACCAGAAAATTTAATAGATATAAATAAAGATTTTAATAATGTGCAAATTTATACACTACAAACTGATGTAAATGGTAATATACAATATGATACTAGTGGAAATCCAATACAAATCCTCACAAGTAAAAAATTATTTGCTCCTTTAATTAGAGGTATTATTGAAAGAATAAGAATAAAATTAATATCAATAATTTATACTGATTTTCCTTTAAATTTAAGTTATTCTACTACAACAATACAAAATATTTGTGATGATTTAATGAATAATTTAAATATTATACTTGATAATTATATTGTATATGATAATATAAGTAATATAGGTTTAGACAAATATTCATATTCTACGTATAGAAATAATGGATATATATATAATATACTTTCAAATAATTCTGCAAATTCTATAACTTCTATAATTTCACAAATATTAAATAATAATACGAATACATATACAAATACAAATTCTACACAAAAATATATATATGCTCCAAGTTCAATATGGTCATATATTAATAAAATGCAAATAAGACAATATAATAAATTATTTAACGAAACATTAATATCTCCAGAATATTATCATAATAATTTAGGCTCTTTTATGAATAATGTCTTTTTTGAATTTAAATCTAAATTAATGCATATTAACCTAACAAATTCTTATCCAACAAGTTCAATATTTTTTCAAACAGATTATGCAAAATATTATTATTCATATAATATAAATTGTTCAGGTAGTATTATAAATTTTAATCAAGATTATAATATTTATGAAAATTATAAAACAAATAATTTTTATGAAATAGAAAATAATTCAAATTTATCTTATCCTGTTGAATCTTATGGTTTTGATTATTATGCAATTGGTGATTTTGGTTCATTTGATATTTCAGGTAATAATTATACATATACAGTAACAAGTTTAGATTTTTCAACTATATTTAATCCATTAACACAAACAGATACTTTAATTGATTGGTATTATACAATAAATTCACTAATGTTAAGTATTGATATGAGACAAAGTAATTTGGCAGGAACAGAACCGTATTATCCTTATAATTTTTATTTACAAACACAATCATTTAATCAAACTATTTATACATTACCTGCATTTAATCAAACACACATTGCACAGATGACACCATATTATTCTAATTTAATGCGTATCCGAAATAAATATAAAGACCCGGCAATAGCAAAATTATCTTTATCTGAAATTATTGATTATTTTAATGATTATTCAAATGGTGTTTATAAATATTATTCAACAGCTGAAAAAGAAATTGCAGATAGAGTTAAAATTAGATTATTAAACGGGAATTATAATACTTATCATTCAGAATCCATATCTATATTGGAATATATAACACAATTTACGGATTTATCACAAAATCCAATCCAACCGATAAATAATCAACAATTTCAATATATGCAAGATATAGATGCATCCGGAAATACAAGTCATATTTCAAATCCATATTATAGTCCATCATATTATTATTTTAATGATTTTGTTACTTATGATTCTATAAGAAAACAAAATGTTAAAAATTATGCAAATGCTTTAATAAATATATTATTTGAACATATAAATTCAAATATAGGTGAAAATTTTTTTAATGGATTTAAACAAAAATCAGACCTTATAAAATTTATGATTTATATACTTATGAAAGATATTAATACAAATAATTTAGATACTCCTTTTGTAACTGATATAATAAATTTAAATATAGAATTATATGATAAATTAGTATCAAATTGGTATGCAGAATATAAATTAAATTATTTTAATACAATAATGAATATTACAATACCTAGAAGTTCTGATATAATAATTACAAATAAAGATAAAATTAAATTTTCATTTGATTTACCATTTATTGATTTATTATATCATATTCCAGATTATTATACTCAAACAGACATAATATATTATGGTTCTGAATTAGATACATGGTTACGTAATGTAATTTATAAAAATCCAGTTAAATATTGTTGGGTACGTGAATTAGGATATTATTTATTAGAATATTGTAATTTTTATTTGGATGAATTATTAATAGATGGATATAATTCTAATCTTTTATCATTATTAGATAAAATTAATGGTATAGAAGATTATAAACATGGAATTGATGTATTAAATGGTAATACTGAATATAATATAACATATAATGAGCTTGATAAAAGTAATATAAATATAAGAATACCATTAAAATTTTATTTTTGCAAAGATGTTGGTTCATCGCTACCAATGATTAATTTATTGTATACTAAAGGGATTATTAAATTTAAAATAAGAAAAATAGAAGACTTATTAATATATGATGAAAAAGCATTAATTATAAAAAAACCCAAAATAAAGTGTTCAACTACTATTCAATATATTTATTTAGAAGAAGAAGAAAGAAAACGGATAGCACAATCTAAGATGGAATTTTTAATAGAAAAATTTAGATATTGTGGTTTATATAAATATAATAAAAAAAATTTAATAGATAATAAAATTATAACAAAATTACGAATAGCAGATCCTACTAAATATATATTATGGAGAATAAAAATAATATATGAAAATAATATGCAAAATAATTATACATGGAATATTGATGGATATCTTGATAAGAATTATATTCCACATAAAATAACTGATTCCATAAAAATTTATTTTAATGGCTCAAGTAGAGAACAAGGGGGATCTGAATTATTTAATTTAATTAATCCTCATATGAGATATGTTGGAAGTTTAAATGAAGATGAATATATGTATATATTTGCATTATATCCATTATTATATCAACCATCTGGTTCAGCAAATATGACAAATATTGAAGATGTAATAATTGAACATACATTTAATAATTTCTTTTTAGAAGAATTAGATACAAAAGGTTTAAATTTTGAGATAGAATATTGGGCATTTGGTTATAATATATTACGTTATATGAGTGGTATGTGTGCACCAATATTTTATATTTAATTATCAAACAATACTGCTCCTAATCCATATGAAATTCTTAATATATTATAGGTTTCAGCATATGCTCTAAACAAACCTACATTATTCGTAGATAATACTGGACTAATTGACATTTTAATTTCTATTGTTTCTATTTTACTCATATTGCATGTTCCTGAATGTTGTAAAGTATTTGGATTTAGTGAAAAGAAATAACAATTTGTTCCAACAGGTGGAACATTTACACATTTTTCATAAATTTGATTATATTTAAAATATTTGCTATCTCTATAACTTAATCGTTCTTTGTGATTAAATAATATTGTTTCATTTAAAGCTAACCCTTTATCAAAAGTTGGAATTGGATCACCAATATTATAAATATTTGATGTTATATCTTTATCTTTTAATATTTTATGTCTCGGTGTATTTGTATAATTATAATAATCCAATGCATCATATATATATTTTTGTTGTAAAACCCAAATAATAAATTTACATGGATTATCAATATTTACTTTTATAGTTTCACTTGGACCAATAACTTGATTATATTCAGTATAATATAATTGTTCTATGATATAATCTTGTTTTGTTTGTGAAATTTGTAATCTTTCATCTTCATCTATAAAAATATAATTAACTAATAAATATGTATCCCCTAAAATTAATGTTTTTAATTTATTATATTTATAACTAGCGGGATTGATAGTTATAGAATTTGAATTCTGTACTGCTGGTGTAACTTCAAATTTTGATGTCATACCTATTATTTTATATTTAGATGTTACTATAGAATTAGAAGGAACAGTTTTAAAATTAGAAGGAGTTAATAGAGTATAATATAACTTTTTAGAATAACAATCGAATGATCTAAATATTCCATATACAATATTACCATCAACATTTTGTTGTATATATTCATTATCATAGAATCCAGTAATATTATCACTGCATATGATATAATGTGATGGACTAAATATAATACATTCTGACCATGGTTTTAATGATACATTTATTTTAACGTCTGAATATTGTAAACTTACTAAGGGTAGAGCATTTGCACTAGAACGACAAAACCAAAATTGTAAAGGTATATATATTTTATATGAAGATTTACCATTTGTAAAATCAGTTAATTCTGATATATCTCCTATCATTTTTTTAAAGGATGGTAAAGTTGCATTTATATTAAACATTTCATTCCATAACATCATCCATTCTCCATAATGTTT